TTACTGCAGCTCCGCTATCCTGGTCACTGCTACATAAATGTCCTGTATCTTATACCAGGTTGGATAATCCACCACTCCGGATGCAGGAAGCCCGAATATATTCTGGAATTTTTTTACAGATGCAGCGGTAGCCGGACCATAAATACCATCCACAGTCACTGACGGGATGGCAGGATAGGCTTTTGCTATGGCATTAAGCTGTTCCTGGATCTGCTGTACCTTTTCTCCGGTAACACCGATAGTCAGGTCATATCCCGGCCAGGACGCGGGAATCCCGGAAACTGCTTCCGCCACATTGATATACATATCGTTTCCATAGAAGCTCCGCAGGATCTCAATGGCGGAATATCCCTGATCTCCCAGAGCTTTGCTTCCCCACTGGGTCATCCATCCCCGATTCCTGCACTGCACCTGGCGTCCGTCACAGTACTGGGTCAGGATCGGCTGACGTACATCCGGTCTGGAAAGGTAGTTTTCAAAAAGTTCATCCACGATCCGGTCGATACTCTCAAAAATATTCCTGCCATGGATCCATTTGTGGTCGTATGCTGTGGAGGATGTAATGGTGAAATCATAACCCTTATTTCGGTACCACTCTGTATAAACTCTGTTCAAAGTAAACGACATGATTGCCAGAACATTGGCACATAAATGATGATACAATATCCGTCCGGCAGTGGGTACCTGCCGGACTTTTTTAATAAGAAGTTATTTTGTATTGACCTTCATGTGTTCAATTACCTTTGTCCAGGTGTCTTTTCCGCAAATCCCGTCTACTGTGAGCTTTACATTTTTCTGAAATGCTTTCAGCGAGGTATCTGTATCGTTTCCGAAATCACCATCCACCTTCACTCCGAGCATGGCCTGCAGCATGGATACAGCCGTTCCTTTGCTGCCTTTCTGGATAACCGGGAACTGGACTTCGATCTTGTCAGTTAATGTTACGGTGTTCTTTGTTGTCGTATTCTTCACTGTCGTTGCTCCCTTCATATATGCTACAGTCTTTTTTACAAATTCCGGCCAGCGTCCTTCTGCCTGGATCCGGCGCGGGCAGTTCTTCCTGGAAGCATCATAGTGGCGTTTCAGGCGATCTGCTCCCCATCTATACTGCTTCAGAAGCTGTGCTGCCAGCTGCTCCGCTTTATCTACTGCTTTATAGTAGTCTGTTTCCGGATTTACACAGATCTCGATGTTGATGGAATTCCGATTTGTGATACCGTACTTACCTTTTCCGTCTCCTACGGCCCAGGCACCGTCACTGTGATCAAGTGTCTGATAGACTGATTTTGAATCAACATAGTAGTGCACGGTTCCGGCCAGGTTTCCATTCTTCATGGCTGTGGCGTGGGCTTTTGCATCTGCTCCCTTGCTCCAGTTGTCTGTCTCATGGATTACAATGTAAGCAGGCTTATTCTGGCCGATATAACAGTTTTTCTTGCTGATCATTTTGATGATGTTCATGGTAGTGCTCTCCTTTTCTGTTTTTGATACTTTATTTGATGCCTTAATAGATAATATGCTATTCAAAATGCTGATGATTTTCTGGCCATAATTTCGGCCAGCTGCCCAGCCCTGTCCTTTGGGATTCTCCTGAATTCCAAGGTACTCCACATACTCTGCACAGCCTCTGTTGACGTATGTATAGCGCGGATCCACGCAACGGTTCTTCAATCGGTCCATACTGGCATACGCCTGCAGGTGCTGGATCTGGGCCCGAATGCCTTCTGCCGGGGTCTTGAAGCTGTTGCCCTTTACGCCTGTTCTGGTCACCCCCATCCCGCAGAAGTTGTTCTGTGCAAGTGTTACTGCCGATTCGCTGAATGTGAAGTTTTCGGTTTCCAGGCAGCTCTGGGCAAATGCGACATCACCACGGACACCTTCTGCTGCGCCTTCTGTGATATACAGAGGAATCATCTTTATGACCGAATCGGACACCTTTGGATTCATTTTTCTGATGTAGGCCCGCATCTGTTCAATGCTGGCCTGTGATTTTCCCATGATCTTTAACATGTTCTTCTCCTCTCACTCAAAAGAGGACGATCATTCGCCCTCTTCTGCCTCTACTTCCGGAATACCTGCTACGCTGGTAAGTATACTTACCACCCCGGCCACGACTGCTGCTGATGTTACCATCTTCCAATCCACTGCTGAAATCACGCTTCCGGCACCGATCACACCTACTGCAGTCTGAGCCATTGTCTTCAGTGCCCTGATTCCAGCTCTTTTCAGCCATTTCACAGTATCTACACTTGGTTTGAATACACAATTTTTAAACATATTCATTCTCCTTTTCTTTTGATGTGTAATTCTTCAATTTCCTGCTTCATTTTCGTCACCATGCCATTTCCTCCAAGCCTGTGGTAGGCTTCGTACATCTCACAAAAGTTCTGATAAGCGTACGATGGAATATCACCTGCTTTTGTGTATTTTGAGTGATATTCGATCATCTGAACACGAAGCAGCAGCATAGTTCCCTTACTGTTTGCATCTCGGTCTTTCTTTTGATTTTTCAGAAGCCAAACAATGTATCCTAACAAGATCGGTAATGCAATAAAATATGTCTGTGTGAGTATTTCTTTCACTATTCCACTCTTTCTCCGGTTACGCCGGCGCAATTTTGTATAAAAATAAGAGCCTTACGGCTCTGCTCTGATTCTTCTCATAAATTTCTCCAAAACAAAAAGAGAGCATTTCTGCTCCCTATATTGCATATTTATTGTGAGATGCTTTCACATCTTCATCGTATCCTAATGTGCATCTACATTCATTTGCACGACATATTCTGTACCTGTTATATTAAATGTATTTATGCTATATTTGTTTCCGTCTGAAAGAATGATATTTTTTATCCACTTTTTTTTCTGCATTATAAAATCCAATTCTATATGCATAAGCGCTTTCCATTGCCGAACTAAAGTTGCGTGCTATAACAGTAATATCTTTTCCACTTGTTTTTATAAAATCTGTTGCGGCCATACTTTTTTTTGGAGCTGCTTTTATTGATCCATCAGAGCCACTTATATATCCTCCTAGTGTTGGATTCCACAGGTTCTTCCCACAAACCTTCACTGTCGGATTCACAACGTTCTTAATCTTCTGTGGATAATCTGGTGATGGGGATGGGATACCACCTGTGTAAGGTTCATATATTGGCTTACTGCCAACTCCTAAGCATATTTTAGATAAATCAAAATCTGTACTAATAAGATTCTGTACATATTTCGCATCAATTGTTAAAGACATTCTCTTTGAAGTAGTATTGGAATCAATTCCAAACCACATACTTTCTGTTTTGTCTTCGTTGAAGAATCTAAAATTACCACCATTAGTCAGAATTCCGTCTGTAACCCAAAATACAAGCGAACCTTTGGGAATAGAAACTTCTACATATTCTTTAAAGTTAGTATCTGGTGGGAGCAAATTTATACCTTTATACTGTTTCTGCTCGCTCTTTCCATACAGAACCATATCCTCTATCTTTCCATTGTCAGAATCCGCTAAATGGTTCTTTCCCTCATTCGATGCATAGAACTTTGTAATTTTGTTGGATAAATCTTCCTTTAGTGAATCAATCTTTTTTCCTGTGACTGCTGCATCTGCCGCCTTTCCAGAAATCGACAGGGTATCATCGATGCTTGTTTTTATGAACTCCTGCTGCTTTGTGGCTTCTGCCTGCAGGTTGCTCATTGCTGTTTCACCTGTTGTCTGAATATCTATTTTCGTCTGAATGCCTTCTGAGATTTCGTTTTCTAAAGTCCCGATTAAATCAGTAGCTGTTTTATTTGCCCCGTCTAAATTTGTCTTCGTTTTTGATGCTGTTGTATTTAAAACTTCCAGCTCTGCTTTGATTTGGTCTGCTATTGTATTTGATTTATCTAAGTCTACCTTGGTCTTAATTGCCGCCGTGTTAGAATCATCTAAACCCTGTTTGATCGGAGTTGCATTTTCTACTTCCGTGTCAAGATCTGTTTTTATCTGTTCTGCAACTCTAATTGTATTTTTAAGGTTATCTTCTGACTCTGCTGTTTGGTTCTTTATTTTTTGAATAGATATGCCCTGCTGCTCTGTAATTGTCTTAATCGCCTGCTGTTGCGCCTCACCGATATCGTTCTGTGCCTGAGTGACCGAATCAGACACCATCTGTTGTGAAGCAGTGGCCTGTTCCGCGTAATATTTCGCGTTGTCTTGTTCCTGATCCGGATGATCCTCTCGGCCATGTGCCCAGGCCTCCGCGTCTGCTGATCGGGCGGCTGCCTGTTTCTCTGATTCTTTTGCCTGTCGTTGATATTCCGCTGTTGCCGCAAGAGTGTGATGGAACAGATCTACATCCTCCGGAGTCCCAAAGTTTTCTGGGGCCTTTCGTTTGTTCACTGACAGGATAATAGTATTTACTGTTTGGAGGATATATGAAGAATGTAAAAGATCAGGTGTACGCGGCACTGTGCACGGTGTCCGAAAATGTTTCAGATGCTTATCCACGTTCCTGGGCGGAGGGCTCAACGATCCAGTATACCGAAGAGCAGAACGATGTATACGAAGCCAGCTCCGATGCTGAAGGAATGAGAGAGGATAAAGCCCTTGTAAGATACCGGATCGATATCTGGAATAATCACAGCACTTCAGAAGCAGCTCTGCAGGTAGATGAAGCGATGAAAGTGACAGGCCTGAAACGGATCGCATGTGCAGATGTGCCGGATCCGTCAGGGATGAAGCATAAACAGATGCGCTACGAAGGGATCATTGATATGGATTCTGACAGCGTGTACTGGAGATAAGGAGGAATAGAGATGTTAGCAAATGGAGCAACATTAGGTTACAGAAAACACACAGCTGGAGAAAACTCTGCAGCTTACACAGATCTTCCAGGACTGAAAGAGATCCCGGAAGTCGGAGTGGAACTGAATAAGGAGGAAAACACCTGCCTTACAGATCCGCACAAGATGTACGAGGAAGGCATTGGAGACCTTCCGGATATGAAGTACAAATGGAAGTACGACAACAGCAAAGCCGGAAGCCCGTACAGGATTATGAGAGATGCAGCAGACAAAAAAGAGATCTGGGATTTCCAGGAAAAAACAAAAGATGGAACAGTTACCGAGTTTACTGCACAGTTTTCCGTAAAACGTACAGGCGGTGGAGTAAATGGTGTGATCGAGTTTGAGGCGACCATGGCCGTACAGTCTGAGATCAAACAGACAGATCCGGCGTAAGGAGGAATAAAAGATGATGAATTTTGAAGGCATTCAGGATCTGGGCGGAGCTTCTGCCCAGAATGAGACACAGGCTCCAGAGGAAAAAGTAGTCAATCTGGAGGAACAGAAGAAAAAGAGACAGCCCTTTGCTTATTGGAATGTAGGCGGCAGGAGCTTCAAGATGAAACTGAAAGCTTCCGGAATCGGACGCCTGGAAAATAAGTACAGACAGAATCTCATGAATATGATCGATGATATTCCGCCGCTTTCCGTGATGCTGACGATCATCCAGGAAGCAATGTCACCGTGGGAGCATGGGATTGATTATCAGGATGTGCAGAAGCTGTATGACGCATGGATCGATGAAGGGAACAGTCAGCTGGAACTCTATCAGAAGATTTTGGTCCCGCTCATGGTGGTATCGGGTTTTTTGCCGGAGAAAACAGCGGCATCCCTTCTGGAGGAAATCGAGAACGCCTGATGTCAGAACAGCTCTCAGAGCTGTATCCGGTAGCTCTTGAGATGGGGATCCCGGCGGAAACATTCTGGAACCTTTCTGTAAATGAGATATTTGATACTTTGGCAAATATAAGAAGGCGGTTGCTCAGAGAAGAAAAACAGCGGATCATGGATAATTTCATACAGGCCCAGGCCATAGCAGTAGATATCTCAGCGTTATTTGCCAAAGATGGCAAGATAGCTCATCCCTGGGATTATTATCCGGAATTGTTTGAAAAAGAACAGAAGGCATACGAAGAAGCAGTGGGAAGAGTACATGGAAAAAAGAAGGGCGTACAACGCAGAATGGAACTATAGACATAATCATTAATTTGTTGAGAAAAAGAGAGGAGGTGAGACCATGGGAGACACACTTCATAAGATGCAGGTGATAATTGAAGCTACAACAGAACCATTGAAAAAAGGGATGGAAAACAGCCGGCGGGAAGTAAAGAAAAGCGTTGAAGAAATCCAGAAGGAAACTGAGAAAATAAAGAATCCGTTCAAGGGGATGGAAAGCAAGGCACTACAGCCGGTAAGGAATACTCTGAATAAGATCAGGGAAATGCTCAGCAGGAATCCTGTGAAAAATTTCCAGATCAAGGCAGGCATCAAAGTTCCAACGGAAGAGTATGCAGAATTGCAGAAAAATTTATCAAAAGCACAGCAATCATTGGAAAAACTACAAGAAAAACAGCACAAATTTGAAAACACGGGTAAATCTAAAGAGAACCAGCAATGGAAAAGCCTTGTAGTTGATATTACTCGAGCTGAAAAAAAACTCAGTGAATACAAAGATGCTGCAGCCAAAATGGAAACGTCAGGAACTGCTTTTAAACAAACCCCTACAGACGAATATCGTGAAATCAGAAATTCTGTTAAAAGTTTAAACGAAGAAATAGAAAAATATGAAAAAAAAGGTGAAAAGCTTGAGGCGATGGGCGTTAAGAAAGAAAGCAAGCAATGGAGAAGCCTTATATACGATATTGAACAAGCTCGCGGGAAGCTGTTTGAGTATGAAGAAAAAATGAAATCGTTAGAAAAATCAGGAAAATCAACTCAGCAGGTGCCAACAGAAGAATATCAAAAAATACAAAAAGACATTTTGAAAGTAAATAAGGAACTTGATGCTTATCGCGAAAAAAAGAATAAGCTCCAAGCTTTGGGCGTATCAAAAGAAAGTCAGGAATGGAAAAGCCTTACATATGACATTGATCAAGCGAAAATAGCTGTAGAGGAGTATAAAACAAAGGCCAGACAGATGGAATCCTCAAATACAGACGTAAAGCGGCCGGTATCTCTTCCGAAACAGGCATTGAACTTTGGAACAGGAATTTTCAAAGGAATAGGAACAACTGTTTCAAAGGGGTGGGGAGGCTTTACAAAGCTTCTGGGAGGTGTTGGAAACGTTGCATCTTCCTTCACCGGTGTGATCCGAAAATGCTCCGGTGCTTATGCTGCACTGATCCAGAAGTTCACATCTGGAATCCCGTTTCTTAACAGGACAAAATCTTCGTTCAATGGTCTGGGAACATCCGGACGAGGCTTGACAGGTATACTGAAGACGATCGGAATGACTGCAAAATTTATGTTTGCAAGTTTTGTGATCCGTGGAGCTGTAGATGGCGCAAAGCAGGGATTTCAGAACCTTGCACAGTACAGTGGAGAAAGGGAATGAACACAGCCTTTGGATTTGTAGATACCTTTGCAAAGAATTTCCACTGGAACAGTCTTGGGAAAGCTATCGGAGATGGGATCAATGGTGCTCTTGAAGGCCTTGACTGGAATCTGATCAAAGGAACCGTACATGATACCGTCTTTGGTCTGGTAAGCACACTGAATACAGCGATTGCGACAACCAATTGGAGTGTAGTTGGAAAAACAGTTGGAGAGTGCTTTAACACACGACTGGAAGCACTTTATACCACAGTTCATAAATCTGACGCAAGGCTTCCGCCCAGCATCTTTAAGATCTGTTCTTCGTTATCCTTCATAGCCGGATACAGGAACGGATAGGCCGGATTTCCGCTGCATCTATAGAATCTTCCATCCGGCGTGTCTATATATGGCCAACGGTACTTTTCAGCCACTCTTCTGTCTATCTGGCTTTCATGGATCCACCATGGCTGTTGAGTATAGACCGGAGTTACTTCCGGAGAGATGCCGGCATGTTTCTCCTGGCCTTTCGGTCCGGTTCCGAACTCTATGTACGGAGCATAAGCTTTGTCTGTCCAGCAGATCCCTGTGACAGAGTTTTCTTCCTCTGTGGTTTCCGCAAAAATGCTCTGCCGGAGTTCTCCGGTATCTGCATGGCAATTCTCAACTGCTGCTGACCGTACAAACTGGATCGCTTCTCCAACTGCCTGCCGGGTGTCCAACTCGGACACCTCCTGCAAAGCTTTCTCCACTTCATCAAATCCATTTACACTCATATCTTTTCCACCTCCATGGTAAGGAAACGATATGATTTGATGGATACGATCCGATAGTCTGGAAGCTGATCTGCTGCCACATATAGACAAATCCCGTCCCGTTCCTCTATATCCGTTCCATCTTCCAGGATATAATGCAGCCGGCCTTTTTCATCCGTCTGGATCTTATAGCTTCCCTGTATCCGGATATTCCGGATATAATTCAGTCTCTGGCCGTACTGCTCAGCCTGTACTTTTCCGGATGCCGGCCAGCTTTCTCCGGTAACAGAAGAGGCAGCACCATATTCCTCGCTGGTACTGCCTTCCTTATCTTTCTTTACCGTCATTTTCTTATGGAAAAATTCCTCAAGTCTGCTTCTTCTCAGTCTCATAAGTCTTTCCTCCTACTCTGGCCAGGCGATACCGGTTCAGCGTGTCGTAGATCTGTTTCGTCGCATCCTCAAAGGTATAACTCTCTCCGCCCTCACTTCTGGACTTTTCCCCCTCTGTTCCCATCCGGTTCAAAGCGATCACGGCAAGATCCCTGACTGCTTTTTCAAGTCCAGTTTTTAATCGTGTCCGGTTTGTGTAAGACAGTACGAAAGCTTCTGCATCATCAAGAAGAATCTCTATGAGATCCTCATCTTTTTCTCCTGTCAAGGTCTGAACTCTTTCTATGTCTTTACTTTTCGCCACAGGATCATCCTTTCAAAATAGCAAGCAGATCTGCCTTGGCAAGGGAAGATACACCAGTCAGGCCTTTCTCCTTTGCAAGAGCTTTCAGCTCCTCGACTGTCATATCTTCAATATTCTTGCCGGCTTTCTCTTCTGGTACTGTATCTGGCTTTTTTTCTCCCATTGGCATAAATCCATCGCTGATCAGCTTTTCTGCTGTTGTCCCATCAGCTTCTCTTTCCACATTTTTACGGATTAGTCTCATGCTTTTGCCTCCTGCATGCTCAGGTAGATGGAATCCAGTTTGTTGTCCAGAATCCACATATCATGGAAACGGCGGTAATCCATCTGCCATGCGTTCAGTCTCTGGTTTGTTGTCGGGTCGAAGATACGCATGATATCCTGTTTTGTGACAGCGATCGGCGTGGTTACAGGACAGATGAAGAAGTTCAGGTTCTTTGCAGATGTTCCTTTTTCATATCCGCCTTTTTCCTGACCACTATCTTTACCGTTATTGATCTTGATAGCTGTGTACATACGGTTGGAAGGCGTGGAAACCAGCGGTACACCATCTACAGAAGGAACCTGTGTCTGAATTCCGCCTTTAGAGAAGGTCACTGCAGTGATCTTGCCTGCAAGTTCCAGCTCCAGTTCGTGCTCAGAAGTGCTTTACTGTTCTGTAATGTCTTACAACTCCATACCACGTACACATCCTGTACTGTAATCTGTTTTCCATCGGTCTTATCCATGTGTGAATTTGTATATTCAGCTACTTTTGCCTTACAAAGCCTTAAAAATTCTTCGTTTTCCATCCCTTACCTCCTACGCATGTTCAATTCTCGAAATTCCATATATTCTTAGTTACTAAATAATTTTCATTTTCTTTTACATAGATATATTCGTAGGCTATGCCATAAATAGACAGCTCCAGGCCATTGTCTCCGTCCGTCTCATCAGCTTCTGCAGTCTGCAGAGCATCTGTAAGTGGCGTGATAACTGCTTCAGATTTATAAGTTACAGGGTTACCAATGAAGTAACTACTGGCTGTATCTGAGATATCTTTTGCATGATTGCACACCAGCTTGTTTTTCCTTTTTTCTTTTAGGATCTCATGATCTCCACCGTAATAACGCATACCTTGTACTGTTGCAGTTCCTATTAATGAGCATAAGCGTAAGATCTCAACATCTGATTTTTGCGCTATCATTAGTCTCATTATCGCTATCATTTCCGGTATAATCATTCCTTTGTATCTGCAATCTAAGCCTTCTGAAACTGAAGTGATCGAGCTTCAGCTTTTGCAATCTCAAAACGAATTATTGCAGCAACTCCTACATAATGCAGACATTTCTTCTTCAAGTGAAATTGAAGCAATCAATGAGTTGAAGCAATCTGTCGAAGAGCAAAGTAAACAGCTTTCACAGTGTCAAGAAACCCTTGACAAGTTTGAAGAAGCTCTTGATAATCATGAGACAGTCGAGAATATTGATACAGCAAAGAAACCAATACAATAATTGCACTTACCTGCGTAATTGCCAGACAGATCTTAAGCATGTTTATCTGATTACGCAGGTAAACAATTTCTTTTTCCGTTTCTTCCATTTAAACCGCCTTTCTCTGTTCGTCTGAAAAAATAATCGGATTAACACCAAGGTGATTGCACAGGATCAGAAATTCATCTACCCGCAAATCTCGATTTCTTTTTTCATTGAAAAGACTGTCGTACAATGCCATGTACGGAATATGAGTTTTTCTTGATATATCTGACAGGTTAAAGCCTTTATGTCTGATATACTCAGAAACTCTTTTTGTTGCTCCATCCATTTTTCCACCTCTTTTCTAAGTTTCTAAGAACTTGTTTGTATGATATTCTATTTTTCTCAGAATGTCAATGCTTTTTTCTAATATTCTCAGAAATTTTATTGACATGTTAAAAACTTAATGGTATATTCGAGATATAAATAGAAGTGAGAGGAGCATCTATGAAAGGTTCTATTGGTGAAAATTTAAAAAAATGTAGAGTTGATGCCAAAAAGTCGGTAAAAGAAATTTCTGATTTATTAAAATCCAAAGGCTTTAAAGCATCCGAAAAAACTATTTACAGCTGGGAAAGTGGGAACAGTCAGCCAAGCCCTGATGCTTTTCTCATTATGTGTAAAGCTTATAATATATCTGATATATTAAAAACTTTTGGATACGTTAATTCTCCAGCACACAAAGAAGATTTCATTTCTAATGATAATCGTGATTTTATAAAAAAATACCGTGAGCTCGACACTCACGGTAAAGATATGGTCGATACTGTCCTCCAGAAAGAATATGACCGCATTATTGAATTGCATGATTCTGTATCAGAAGAACCGTCCAAAGCCCCTGATAATATCATCACTGTAAATCCACTCTCCCCCCAGCAGATGGAGGAAGCTCTCCTCCCCAACGCCGCTCATGCTTTTAACCCGACTGAGGAAGAAAAGAAACATGCGGATGATATTATGAAAGATGATTCGTTTTGGGAATAAATGCTTTAATAAAGGTTTTAATGTTTTGGTAATATACTACTCTCTTTACTTGGAATGCCGAGTTATACTGTAATATTATATGTGGCAACCAAGATTAGTTGTTTGGAGGTCTCTTATGTCATTGTTTAATATTAATTATCATAAAATTGCATCTATAAATATATTTTCGTATCAAGAATACGATGTTTTTGTCAAGGCAATCTCTTGGATAATAAATGGAAAGCTTGATCTAGCTTATAGGTTGTGTTGTAGATTTAATGCCGAGGTGCAAGGGAATCCCGGATTAGGTTGTGATTGGACTACTCGGTGGCATAATGGAATTCCTTCACATTTAGAAACTATTTGTATTAACACCATGAATACTACTAATTCTTCCTTAGTTGCAGCAGGTGCTATTTATTTACAATTTTCAGGTGTATCAAGCAGAAAAGTAGCTATTTTTGCCAAGCGCCTATATGACGAGCACATTGTAACAGAAAAGATTTCGCTTGAGCAAATTCGGTATATTGATTCTCAAATTTCTTGTGAACGTCATTTTGATAGTTATAAAAAGTCCGGAATAAGATCATATATCTTCTCGGCCGTTCTCGATAATAGCACATGTCCTATTTGTGGAAATTTGGACGGACATTCTTTTTCTGTTTCTGAAAGAAAAATAGGGATTAATTGCCCACCAATGCACATTGGTTGCCGTTGTACAACAATTTCGTCTCCTATTATGTCAAACGCAACAAGATGTATATGGAATCCTATAACCCATAAATCTGAAATTGTTCCATATATCAATTACGCAGAATGGTGTCAAAAATATAAATAATTTACCAAACACATTTTCAAACTGTTGAAAGGAGCTTTTTATTATGATGTATCCATTTATGACACTGAATGATGACACTGAAATTACACACTCTGAAATGAAAGCAGATGGCAAAGTCAAAGTTTATATTGAAACTCCCGATGAAAGGTACTGTTTCAAGCACGCCACCTGTTGGCTTCCTGGTTATGACTGGGAGGAAATCTTTCAATATTCAGATGAAGAAATTGACCGGTTCGATGAGATTATACATTCTATGGCTCATTTAATTATGGAATTTTCTCAGGAAGGAGGCTTCGACAATGCCTCAAATTTTTAGATTCGGTGAATATTGGATTTACTTTTGGACAAATGAAAGTGAACCATTGGAACCAGTTCATATCCACGTTGCAAAGGGTGCACCCAAAGCCAATGCGACCAAAATATGGATAACCAGTACTGGCAACTGTTTGCTCTGTAATAATAATTCCCGGATTCCTAACCATACACTCCGCAATATTATGCGTATGATTGAAGCACGGCATGATGATGTTATACGTGCCTGGATAAAATATTTTGGAAAAATTCGTTACTTCTGTTAATAGAAAGGATTGATTTATTTGATTCATGAACAATTCAAACTTACTACCAGCCAAGCCTCTTTTGCACTTAACAATGTTGAAGAAGTCGCTCCGGAACCGGATGAAATCGCTGCTGTAAAAGCTAAACGAGCTGGTTCTACAGATTATGATTCCGTTTTTTCTCAGGAAGATTTAATAAAGGAATTAGGGCTGTAATTTTATTTTGTAAAGAAACGGGTGATCTTATTGACCTACGAAGAACTACTAATTTTGTCTGAATCAGAGAGCCTAATTGTTAAAGAAGCTCATATCCCTGGTTATGGTGGTCGATTATATAAAAATCGGATTGCCATTAACCAGGCTCTTCCTACCCAGGCCGAGAAATCCTGCGTGCTGGCCGAAGAGATCGGACATTACTGTACCACTACCGGAAACATCCTGGATCAGAACGACACCATGAACCGGAAACAGGAATACCGTGCCAGACTTTACGGTTATAATCTCCGTGTAGGTCTAATTGGTATCATCAACGCCTACGAAGCCCGCTGCCGGAATCTTCATGAAATGGCTGAGCATTTGGACGTGCCAGAGGATTATCTCATGGAAGTGATTGACTGCTACCGTTCCAAATACGGACAGTATGTTGCTGTGGATAATTATATGATCTATTTTATTCCGCAGCTGGCTGTGATGAAAATCAACAATTTATAAAGGAGGTTTATATATTTGATTAAATTTGCTTGACACAATAAACTAATAATGGTAAGATGAATTCCAACAGAAATGGTCGTTGTAGAGATGACTAGCGAAAATCCCTCTTACCGTTATTCGGAAGGAGGGATTTTTTCTTTGTTTAGATAAACTAATTACTCAAAAATTTGATTAATAAAAAAACCGTCCCTGCGCTACCAACACAAGGACGGCCATGAGGGTTTTTACACCCCTCTCCATATTGCAAGGCTCGCTACCAACGAACCTTGCGCCCGTAATCAATACGGGCACTCATTTCAAGGCTACTGCTCCGAAGAATACAGTAGTACGCTCATGTAGTATTGTATCATCTTCGGAAACAGCATACAAGCAGAATGTTTGTGCGCTGTTATTTTTGTACCCATTTTTACATATTTTAAACCGAGGTGATATTATGGAACTTTCAAATGTATGTATCTACCTGCGTAAGTCTCGCGCCGATCGGGAGGCCGAGGCCAGGGGCGAAGGCGAAACTCTCGCCCGGCATGAGCGGATTCTGCTGGATCTTGCCAAAAAGCGTGGCTATAATGTAGGAGCAATCTATAAAGAGATCGTATCCGGTGAGACGATTTCTGCAAGGCCTGTTATGCAACAACTTCTTCGGGAAGTTGAATCCGGTATGTGGGATGGCGTCCTTGTTGTTGAAGTGGAACGTCTGGCCAGAGGCGATACCATTGACCAGGGTGTTGTTGCCAGATCTTTCCAATACTCCAACACATTAATCATTACTCCACTTAAAACTTACGATCCAAACAACGAATACGACGAAGAGTATTTTGAATTCGGACTTTTTATGTCCCGGCGTGAATACAAGACCATTCGCCGCCGTCTCACTGCGGGTCGCGAATCTTCCGCAAAAGAAGGAAAATATTGCGGCAGTAAGCCGCCTTATGGATATTCCCGTGTAAAACTTGTTGGTGAAAAAGGATGGACATTGCAGCCTGTTCCTGACCAGGCAGAGATTGTTAAGCTCATATTCAATTTGTATGTCCACGGAGTGGCAGGTGAGCGAATTGGAATGGCTAAGATCTGCCGTAAACTAAATGATTCCGGAATTAAAACCATGGATGGTGGTTTATGGACCGTCCCTCGTGTGCAGGCAATTCTTAGAAATCCAGTGTATGCAGGAATGATACGCTGGAACAGCCGAAAGGCTGTAAAGCATATACAAGATGGGCAAATAACCATCTCTCGCCCTTTTGCTAAGGATTATATTCTTGTTGAAGGCAGACATCCTGCTATTGTATCAAAGGAACTTTTTCAGCAAGCCCAAGATATCGTGAATCAAAATCCTGCACGACCGCTCAATTCTCTGCATGTACTCCGCAATCCACTTGCCGGTATTGTTCGTTGTGGAAAATGTGATCATGTTATGACTCGTAAATCCCCTAACGGAAGACAGGGTGATCTGATCCGGTGCCCATACAGTTCTTGTAGCAATATAAGCAGCAAGCTTCCTCTTGTTGAAAAAGCTCTTCTTGACGGAATCCAAGAGCTTGTAGATGGCTACAGACTAAATAACAGTGTTTCCGATCAGGAGTATTCTCTTTCTATTTCTGAAAGAGAAAAAATGATTCAAGGAAAATTAAAAGAAATTGATATTTTAAAGAAAAGGAAACAAAGGCAGTACGATCTTCTTGAACAGGGAATTTACTCCACGGAAGAATTTCTTGAACGCTCCCGTGCTACTGCTGCCGAGCTGTCTGCCTGCGATGCAGTAATTCTTTCTCTGAAGCAAGAAATTGAACATGAACAGGAACTTCAGTTTCAACGTTCCTCTTTTATTCCCAAGTGCGAGGATCTTCTCGCAAATTACTGGACGTGGGATACCTCTACAAAGAATCGATTTCTCCGTGAATTGATAGAAAAGGCTGTTTATACTAAAAACGCAAAAAATACATGGAAAAATGGCGATGACATCTCTTTTACTTTAGATATTTATCCGAAAATCCAGCAAAAGTAAGTGTGGGTAGCCTTTATGCACCCACACATTGGCACGTATCGTGTCCTCCGGCCAAGTTGCGTAGATCTCACTGCTGGCCACGTTTTTGATATAATCCTTATATCTTACATAATAATCCTGTGCAGAGGTATCCCCTATTGGCCCGTCGTGGACTACGATATACTCCGGGATCACCACTTTGTTTAATACGATCTCGCCGGTTTCATTTATCGGCTTGATCTCTGCTTCCGGATTTTTGGGAGGATATTCCCCAAAAAGCGTATGGGGTCCGATGACGATCCGCTGATAGTCCTCTCCACTACCCTGCTGTCTGCTAAGGGATGCTCCCTGCCTGGCAATGGAATGGGGAAGAACTTCTGTCCCTGCAACTTCTTTTGGTGTAAAACCTTCTGCACTGATCCGAACTGTATATTCTGCATAAGGCTGCTGCTCCACCGGTTTCATGCTGTATTCCAGTGGAGGAGCTGCCAGCTCCAGCATGGGCGTTTTTCCGGAGGAATCCGTACGGATTTCTTCGATCACATTATCCGGGACTCCTGTGTACGAGATCCGCACTGTAGCATTTTCCACCGGACGGTTACTGGCACTGTCCAGCACCGTCACCTGCAGCTGTCCCTGATCCGGCATATCCTGCTGCATGGAAATATAAGAATGATTTTTCAT